CTGCTGTTACAGCACTAAACATGCCTTTCATTTCATAACGCTTGTTTACTGTGTTTGCTATATCTTTGCACACAGGGTCTATATCCACGCTTGTAATGCTGTTTAACGGTAGGCGACTGTTAAACAGCATACTTGCCAGCACTCCGTTCCAACCACCGTATATGACTATGCTATTCTGTTTTGACTTAGATATTGCATTGTATAACTCTGTTGCTAACCATACTTTGCTGTTGACTTGGCCTTTCCAAAAACTTTCAAGTGTACGGTATTTGTCATCGCTGTTGCGAATTGCATCCATCCAAAATAACACGTCTTGTATGTCAATCTTCATAATAGACTCTCTACTGTTTTTTTCAAACCTACTTCTAAAGGTGTATAATCTGTGAATCCTGTAAGTGTCTGTACTAATGTTGTATCAGGACATCTACGTGTTGCGCTACCATTCGGCGCAGGATTTATTTCAAGTCTATCTGGATTAATTCCCATATATCCCATTATTAGTTTTGCTACAACACTTATACGTGTTTCTACATCTTGTCCTACGTTTACGGTATTGTTGCTAGTAGTTTTTACTAACATGTCTGTCATGCGTACAGCATCGTCAACGTAGCAAAAGCTACGTGTGTCATTGCCGTTAATATAATACTCGCCTTGTTTACAGCGTTCTACAAACTCATTTACAAAGTGATCTGTTTGTCCTGGGCCGTACACATTAAAGTAGCGTATGATAAGATATTCTAGTCCACTATTTGCTACTAAGTTTTCGCCTAGTGCCTTTGGTATGCTATAACTCCAGCGTGGATTTGTAATGTCATTGTACATAACCGGCACTGCTTCATCTGTAGGCACATGATAATAACCGTTGTCTATTGTACTGTTGAATATTTCGCAAGTACTGGCAAATACAAACTTTGTGTTTGTGTTTCTATAACGTTCAATTAAGTTAATTGTTGGAAGTGTATTGTTAATTAATACATCTGTCGGGTGTTGATAGAATAATCTTGTTCCGTTTGTCGCAGCTAAATGCACAACAACATCACAATCAGGGGCATTTCTTGCTACTGTAACATTACTTAGGTCATCTGCAATGCCGTTCTTTTTGTCATAAAGACAAATTGAATCATAACTATCTTTAACATAGTTATAATAATGACTACCTATAAAGCCTTTGTGTCCTGTTAAAACTTTTTTTGCCATCTTTTATTCAACTCTCTAATATGTTTAAACCAATTTTGATCAATACCTTTTTGGTCAAGCGTTTCAATAAGGAAATCTAGATCCTTAGGCAAACACTTTCCTCCAAAGCCTCTTGTTCCGTCATGACCAGGAACATCCATATAAGTTTGGTCTTGTTGTATGTCTAAGTACATATCTAATACTTTACTATAATCAGCGCCGACGTTTTCTGACAAATCATAAAATACGTTTGCAAATGCAATGCGCATTACTGCAAAATTATTTGAATACATCTTTACTAGTTCTGCTTCATTAGTAGAACAAGTTTTAATTTCTTCATCTAACAACCATTGAGGTAAAGACTTGTTATCACTACCTACAACCAACGGGCGTTTAAAACAATCTGTATCCCAATAACGTTCACGTAAAAACTCTGGTATATAGATTATGTCGCCAACTTCTTTTTGTATGCGTTCGCATGATCCCAACGGCAATGTGCTACGAATAATAAATGTTGCTAAAGGATTGAATTCTTTTATTTGCTGTATTTCAGCAATAACAATATTAATATCTGTTTGTGTTGCTGTTGGTATACATACAAATACTGTATGAGCATCTTTTAGAATCTCTCTTTCAGTATTAAATGTAATATCATGCACAATAGCCTTTTCATCATTAAGCAGACCTTTGTGTGTAGCCTTACCTACATAACCGTATCCTAATATTCCAAACTTCATATTTTTCTCTTTGGTAATTTACTGTCTGCACTACTTACACAAGTAGGAGTAATGCACTTAGCTGGTGCTTTAAACAGCTCAAAGCCGCCGTCTAACGTGCCTAAAGGCTCATCGTGGCAACTGTAGCTACGCTTAACTTCATTCTCACGTATAACGCATCCTTGATAGCCTGCATTACATTCCCATCCTTTAAACTTATTAAATCCAAAGGCGTTAAAGCGTTCTGCTTGATCTAATTCGTATTCTATTCCGGCTTTGTCGTAGAGTGCAATTTGGGCAATTTGCTTTCCGTTCCATTGCTGTGGGAATCCAGATTGCATTTGTCGTATTTGCGCATCATTGTATCCATGCACAACATGGGAAGCAGTGGGATCGGACTGGGGCTTGAGAGTAACATTGATACCTCTGGCGGCAAATCGTTGTAGGCGCTCGTAAAGCTCTTCAAACATTTCTGGAACCATAACTTGATTGATTGTAACATGCGTTCCTCCTTTCATTAGTTGAAGACATTTATCTCCAAATTCTTGTTCATTAGCAAACTCTGCATGGTAACTTGCTGTAATGCTTCTACGTTGCAGAGTACTTGTTGACTCTAACCATCTATTCCACCATTTGCTTCCTGGACTTAGATTAGTTGTCATATGTATACTTTGATACTCGGGTGCTGTATCACTACAGTAATGGTCTATGACCTCCCCAAAGTATTTATAAGCTGTAGGCTCACCGCCACTAAAACTAAAATGATAATCAGTAAATCCATTTGCTCTAGCCTGTTCTTTAATAGTGTCAATTGTTTGTTTATATACTTCTAATGATTGGTGGTCAGGAGTACTACTGCGAGCATACGGCCAACAGTAACTACAATTATAATTACAAAATCTAGCCAATATCCAAGATACTGTAAAAAGTTGTCCTTGTAAGAGCGTCTTTTGCCCGAACTCAGTAATGTTATCCCACGGAATATTTGTTGTTGTCATCATACACCAATTTACTACACTGCCTTGCGCAAGTTAAACATTTGTTTTTTTCTTGCCAAAACTCTGGTAGTTTTTTAAATAAATTTATTGTACTGTCTAACACGCCGTCTTGGCAGTTAGGCACACCTACTTCTTTCAAAACTTGTTTTGTATTTTCTACACTTAAATTTCTAAGATAATGAATTGGTAGTTTTTCTTCGATAGGTTGTTCTAAATAATCGCCTCCAAACCAACAGCAAGGAAATATATTACCATACGGGTCTACATATATTCCTTGTTCGGTAACACACTTAGGTTCTATTATTACTGCATCTATTGCTGCATTTCTAACAATTTCGTTAGTTAACGCATTTAAACTTTTATTAGGAGTACGTTTAAATTTTTCTGTTTGTGCAGGTTTAAGTGTATACTCTACATTGCCGTTATTGTCTTGCACTTCAAATTCCTTCATTTCATAGAACCGTGTAGTACTAACAAAGTTTACGCTTTGTACTCCTAATCCTAATAAGTAGTCTTCTAACTCATCTACTTCATGTTCGTTATGTGCAAATACAAGACTGTCAACACGAGCATTTCCACCTGCATCACAATATGCTTTTAGGTTTTCGATTACCTTATCAAATTTTGTATTTTTACGATATAGTTCATGTTTACCTTTAAATCCATCGACTGCAAAGATTACTTCAATATTATACTGTGCGAGATTGCGCCACCATTGAGGATTACGCATACCTCCATTAGTGTGTATTGCTAATCTTACTGTAGGGTTACATTCTCGTACATATGAATATATTTCTAAACAATCATTTGCAAAAGCAGGGTCGCCATAATTGCCGCAACTATAAAAATTATCTAGTTGTGCTAAGAAGTCTTTTGGAAACCATTCTTTAAATTGTGCAATACTCATATCACCATTTCGTATAAATGGACGAGTAGCGCCTCCGTGAAAGTTTCTAGCACACATTGGACATTGTGCTTGACACTTATCTGTAAGCTCAATGTGAACTGTTCTAATATTATTTACAAGTTGCATCAAATTGCTCCTGTAGCCAATCAAAGTCGTTTATTAGCTGAAGATTAGAGCTGCTAGAAAGCCCAAACTCCCTGCCAGCAATAGCACCTTTAATAGCATACTCGCCGAAGGGAACATCTCTTCCCATGGTTGTCCATATTTGTAATCTTTCTTCTGATTCATTGTCTACTTGTCCTCTTATTGTTTTTGATGATAATTTGCAACATTCTCTAAATGCACTTTTCCATGTTTCAAAAGGTCCAATATTGAATGCCGCAATGTTACTAACTTTAGACATTGCATTAAATTTTGAACTAATGCTAGTTGTCATATCTGTTGTAGTTACATCCATATTAACAGTTTCTTTAACCGGAAACAACTTTACTCCGCCATATCCGTATTCTAGATCATTAATAGGATTTTTACTTCTCCAAACAAATACTTGATCTCTTTGCCACTTAGGCACTTGGTGATCAAAAATAAAATCGTCAAGTACATGTGCATCACCATCTACTACCCAAAACATATTTGTATCACATGCTTCTGCAGCTACAATGTGTGCTTGATGTATTCCTTTTACTCCGTGTACACGCTTTATTCGAGGAAACTTTTTAGCAAGTCTTTCAAAGTTTTCATCTGCGTTAGACTCGTTATAACTAATAAAAACAATGTCGTACATCTTTGGCACAGATGCTTCTATGTTAACTTCTTTTTTCTGTGTAAAGAATCTATAATCAAATTCACGCTGTGCAAGCTTTTTATCTTTATGTATTAAAAATATACCATCATGATATTTGCCGTTTTTAAATACATGGACATTATCTTTTTGATGTGACGAAATTTGATAATCAAAATTAAATGTAACATTAACATCGTCTGGTACAACGTAAAAGAAATCTGTAGTTGATGTTTGCTTTGCTTCACAAAAATCATTATAATCTTTTGCTACAAATATATCATATTTTTTTGGAGCACTTGCTTGTATGTCATGTTCTTTTTTATTTGTTAAAAATTTATATTCAAATTCACGCTGACTAATTTTACTGTGCTTACTACATAATATAATACCATCATAGTATTTGTCATTTTTAAATACATGATTTATCTTTCTGTCAAACTCTGCATCGTGGCTAAAGTATAAATCAAAATCAAAATCGTGGTTAGTATATACATGCGGTGGCACTAGCCAAAACATTTCCGTATTACACGTATCGAAAGTTTTAAGATAATCATCATATGTGTTAATATAAGAAATATCATATTGTCTAGGACCGCTTACTACATCATCCCATTGTTTTGCATTTACTAAAAATCTATAGTCTATTTGTCTTTTATTAAGAGGTTTGTGTTTTGAACAAAGAAATACACCGTTGTATAAATCTTTGTCATCTACTCTATGAACAAAGGCATGATTTTCTTTTCTATCATAACTGTTGTGATGACTAAAGTAAAAGTTGTCAATATATGATTTACTGTATTTTAAATTATGCGACACAGCCCAAAACATTTCGGTAGAACTAGTTTCTAAGGCATGTTCATAATCATCCCAGTCATCAACATAAAAGGTATCAAATGCCTTAGGTGTACTTGCTACAATGTCTACTTCTTTTTTGTTTATAAAGAATCGATGTGTAAGTTCTCGAGAACTAATACTTAACTTTTTTGGAACTAACATCACACCGTCATAGTGTTCACCGTTTAAAAATGTATGAATAACATCTTGGCTCCATTCATCTGCTACATAATCAAATTTAAAGTCAACAGATATATCAATATCCGGCCATACTATCCAGTACATCTTAGTAAGCACTTTACGCCGTGCTTGCTCAAATGTATCAGCTTTTTTAGCTCGCGGATATGCATCTTTAAGTTTATTCCAAGCTTCGATAGCATAGTTAGAGTTATCGGTTATAAAGACAATATCAGACATAGTTATAGTTTACACTCATTCCCATCGCATGTCAACAAATAATTCTAAAAACTTTGATTGCATGCGGCGTTCAAAGAATATTTGTTGATTCTTTTTTAAGAAAGGAATACTTTCTTCCATTAATTCTGTTAACTTTTCTTTAGGCATGTTAGCCAGCCATTGTAAATTGTTAACTATTTCATTAGAACGTTTTGCAGAATTATAAATGCTATCATAATCTTGGTTAATTAATTCATTGCAACTAAAGTAACCTTCGCTATTTAAATATAACATAGTATCTAAACTACCTAGTATCATAAAAGGATGACCTAATGCAATACTTTGCCAAACCTTTAAGCCTGGCGAAAGTGAAGCAATTTCATCTTTATAGCTAGTATGTGTATCTACAAAAGTTTCGTCACAAATAATTGTTACTAAAGTATTTTCTAATAATTCATTATTATAAGATAAAATATCAGTATTATTAGATGCCGGCAACTTAGATAGATTTTTAAATATAGCACGTTTTTCATCTTTTTCTATCATACTTACTCTAGGATTAATATGATTATCATTAAGATCAGTTACTTGATATTTAGATACATCAAAGTTAAAATTACCAAATTTTAACATATCTTTATATTGTAGTTCTAAATAAAGTGCTATATCGTGATCTCTAGGATATGTAGAAACTACATTAAAGAGGGATTTATTTTTCCATTTAGAATGATCAATTAAGTTGTCATTTGCTTTAAACAAGAAACTAGTATCTTGTGGAGCAATCCAATCTAATTCAGACTGTCCAAATCTTACTTTAAACACTATTTGAGAATATATTTGATTCCAGTCAATACCATATACATTTTCTAATTCTAATAAATTTTTGTATGTACACCGTATGTCACCTAATACAACGCATATACTATTTTTAGATATTCCTGAATCAATAAGTTCATCTATGCGTTTTTTAAATTGTACTGCTTTCCACAAGCTACCAGTAAACGATGGTGCTAATATTAACAGCTTCATACGATTCTTTTTTATAAGTTGTTTTGCCCGAGGAGAAATAAGATGCACCCAATCTCTATTCCAGGCGTGGAATGAACTAGTTATTTCTAATGGATAGAATAAATTACTTGTCCGTTGTTTTTCTGTAAACAAATCTATTACAATTTTATTTGCTTTCATTACAAAATAAAATGTGTTTATTATATTAATAGGTGATAGGCTTGGTTTATGTTTATTAAATGGAATTTGTCTAATATCCCTAGTAATACCGATATTAGTCGTTCCGTTAGGAGCCGGAATACCATCTATAATATTATCGTAATAAAAGTTTATCATGCCACTCTTTAAATATTTCTTCGTATTGCTGATTGCGTATGACATCTAATCGTTTGTTTTCATCAAAGAATTTTTCAAACGCTTGTGGATCATCTGCTTGACTTAGAAAATTATTTATTTGATTGTAAAATGGCATATCGACAATTTTATTCAAAATAGCTTGTTTGGCATGTTGAGGTGCGTTTGCTGCACTATAGTAATTAGGGTGGTGTACCATGTTATGCGAAACATTTACTCCCCTTGCACGAAAGTATTCCCAGAACTCTTTAATGTAGTAAATGTTCATTATACTAATAGTTTGTAGTATATATGTTTTGTGGCCTAATCCATGCAACCATTCAAACGATTTTAAGATTTTATCCCATTTAGCAGGGTGCCGTAAATAATTATTTCTATCTTCCAAATCATCAATTGACACCATAAATTCAACTTGTTTAAATGCGTTCCATAAGTCTATATATTTGTCGTTAATAATTGTACTATTTGTACTATAAACTAATGTAATGTTCTTTGCTAAGTCTTTGGCTATTAAAAATTCTAAAAATTTCATATGTTTATCTACAAGTAATGGCTCACCACCATTTATGTAAACTTTGCGTGTGTTGTTACAATGCTCTGCTAAGTTTGCCCAAAAGTGCTCGTCTAGCGGCCAATTAAATAATGACTGCGGCATATCAAATTTTCTATCATTTAATTTTTCCCAATCACTTATCCACTTAGAACTACTTTGCGGATTGCAACTTCGACATGCTAAATTACAGATATTACCTAGTCGTAATTCAATAAATTCAAAGTTAACTTCTGTTAATGTGCCATCAGACTGTGTAATACGCTGGGCATCTTGTAAGTTAAATTCTAATAAGCTAGTATCACGAGTACGCTTGCTCTCATTTCCTAATGCCTCAAGCTTATAGCACTTTGAACACGGAGACGGCATTTTACCATCTAACATATCTTTACGGACTTGCTTAAACATGTCTGAATTCATTATTTTTTTAAAATCGTAGGTGCTGTTATTTAATGTAATAAACTCACGTGGCAAATTCTGTGCTTCACTTGCACGATTTGTCATGTCACTTTCACAACATAAGGTAACACTTCCATGCGGGTGTGTTGCTAAATGTGTCCAGGGCAACGGGCAAAATGTTTTACTCAATTGAATCCCACCATTTTTTACCTGCAACACTTAAAGTTTCTCTAAATGTAACTTTCTGTTGTCGGATACTTTCTAAATACAAAATATTCTTTTTACCTTTGCGCCAACCGTCTTTATAATTAGGATATGCTTCTTCAAAAGTCGGGCGTGTAAGCATATTCTCAAGAGTTTCTTGATAAACTTTAGTTTTAGATGTTACCTTAGGTTTGATATAGTCTAATAGTTCGTGTATTTGCTCGTCTAATACTGATCTAGGTAAACACATTGGACTCATTAATACACTTGGGTCAAATGCAAAGGTAATTTTAAAGTAACTCTTTACATTAAGATCAGTAACTACGTCAAACATTGCACGTAAATCAAATAATCCCGGCGTAGTTAGTGTTACATCGAATACCATTGCATCATTGCCATACTTGTTTATTAGAAACATGCCGTCTTTAAAGTTCTGCAACCATTCGTTCCAATTTAACCCTGTTCGTATATATTCGCCTACGTCACCTACACCGTCAATGCTAGCACAAATGTTTACACGTTTGAAGTTATCTAGCATATTATATAGCCGATAGTCTTTGTAATAAGTTTTCGACAAGTTAGTATTATACCGTACTACTACATTTTCGCTTTGTTTAGTATCAACTAGCTGTTGCATTATACGCCAATGTATATCATACATAAGTGGCTCGCCGCCTACCCAATATAACTCTTCAACTATACCCTTGTCAACTGCTTCCTGAAGTTCTGTTTCAAGTACTTCTTTTTGGAAAGTAGCAATTTTCTTACGAGTATCAGGCTGCATCCACTTTTCGGTGTCGTAATTAACTTTATTGTGCTTTATCTTTTCAGTTTCCCAACTTGAACTTAGTTGTTCGCCGCACATTCGACACTTAAAATTACATAAGTTACTAATACGATAATCAAAGCTAATAGGCTGCATAGAAGTATAGCCATCTTCTCGTGTGCTTGCAATTATATCTTCAACTTTATGCGAAAATAAGTTTTTAGTAAAATAGTCTTTATAAGTATGCAAGTTTAAAACTTGATTATTACACACATCGCACTGACTAATTTTTTCACCAGCAAGAATACGCTTGCGAATATCTTTCATATACTCACTATTCCAATGCTCGTCTAAGCTTATTGGCGAAAACTCTGTGTTATCATTATCGCCGGCGTCAATATATTGCTTTTGAAAGCTTGCATCTTCTCTACTAGCACAACACAATCTACGTTCGCCCTGTGGGCTAACATAAGTGTGAGTCCATGGTGCTGTACAAAAGTATGGGCCAACTTTATCAGTCATAAGTTGCCAATGGTTTGTCTATATTTTTGTTATCAGGAGTTAGTATCCAGCCTTCTTTCTCAGCAAGTTCCATAATGCTTGCATCTGTGTCAGGTATACTATCTACCCAGTCTGTTAAAATATTAGGAAATACACTTAAACTCTTGTTTCTACGAACATCATATTGAGCATAAAACGTTTTAAAGTCTCGCCATAGTGTAGCAGGGTTACTTGTGCGCCTATGCGGAGCATCTACTGTGACAAGATAGTCAATTAACCGCTCGACACTTGCAAGTTCAAACTCACTCCAGCCAGGTTTGTCTTTATTAAGTTCATACCAACTAGATAATTTTGCATGACAATGGTCTTTAATATGATTTGGCAATGCTAACGGGCTTTGAAAACTTGGAAAACGTAGTAAGTTTAAACTTACACTAGGTTTTCTACTTTGGGTAAGTTCTTTTAATGTGTATACTTCGTCTAAGAGATCAGTAATTGTAAACAAACACAAACTATTAATAGTCATCATAATATGCACACCTTTAGTATTGCCTTCTAAAAGGAGTCTCTTGGTATTTGCTAACCATTGATCATATACTAAGCCGTCACGTATGTATTCTGCTTGATTACCCGTTGCTTCACAACTTGTATATACTTCAAAGTGCTTCATACCGTGTGACTTAGCAATTAACTTGTCTATAATATCATCTTTAGCAATAAGATTTGAGTTAATAGCAAACCGCATGTCTGATTCTTGTTCATTAAACCAATCAAACAGCTTCCAAGTGTTACCGCTCATTAAAGGTTCGCCGCCTGTAATACGCAACTCTTCTAAACTATCTGCTAAACCGTTATCCCACCATTTCCAAAATGCTTGTATATAAGGATTATCGTCGTCATTCTTATACGGCTGTGTCCAACTGCCGTCTTGTCGAAAGGCGCCTGCGCCGTCGCTTACAAGATTAGTATATTCGCCATTCTTTTTAATATCTTTAGCCCAAGTTGTACTAAATGATGCATTACAATAGGAACATGCTAAATTACAAGTTCTATCAAATGCAATTTCAAAAGTTTTTAAGTTGACATTGCTGTTATGGTCCATGTCATATGCTTGCTGCAATTCTTTGTCTGTATAGATAATACTTTTAAAAGTCCTATCACTAACAGCGTCTGTTTTCATATCTTCCATCTTCCAGCAATACTCACATTCTGCAGGGCGTTCGCCAGTTTGCATTTGGCGGCGCATCTCTTTCTTGTGCTTAGTATTATGAATAGCAGTATAATCTTCTTCTATTTCTTTTAATGGAATTTTATGTGCAGGCGGGTGATGACAACTAGCAGTTGTTCCACTACCTAACCATGTAGTAGCGTTAAACCATTTTGCTCCACAGAAGCTTTCAGATTTAGTATCTAAAACTCGTTCTTTATACTGCTGTAGTGTTTCGTCAGGTAATTTAGCCATTCCATTCCTCTAACAAGTGCGCATATTGCGGAAATATTTCTGTAAAATTCTTGTCTCTTCTTTTATCGTATGCATGTATGTATCTTACAAAGTCAGCTCTGTGTTCAGTTGCTGGATCTGTGTTACGTAAGTAATCGCATAACCTTTTTATTTGATCAAACTCTTCTAAATATAATCTAGCATATTTTTCTTTAGTATAATACTTTAACCATTGTTCACAAACTTTTTCAATAGTATTTGCAATTGTTGTACGATAATCAACATCAAGTAACGTACACTGTAAATGTGGCGGCCAATGCATTATATTAACACTGAGTGGTATTCTATTCCACTCAAAACTAGTATTGTATTCTTTACGTAAATCCATTACTGTCATAATAAAGTCTATAAAAGTAGGTAAACTTAATATATTTACAGTAGTCATTATAGCAATTGTACTTTTTGTTTCTTTAAGCATACGTTCTGTATTTACAAGCCATTTCCAATAATCAAGGCCGTCCCGTGCATATTCAGCTTGTGATCCTGTGCTTTCTAAACTTGTATAGATATCAACTTTAACACCTACATCAGCAAGTGCATTAACTTTTAATATTAATTTGTCAATTAGTTTATCTTCAACACATCCATTTGTATTAATAGCAACGTCTAGTCCAGGGCGTGGATTAACAGTTAGATAATCTAACAGCTTCCAAGTATCCTTTGCCATTGTAGGCTCACCGCCTGTAATACGTAGAACTTTTAAGTGCGGTAACGCATCAGGAAACCATTTCCAAAATGCTTCTACATAAGGGTTGTGTTCTCTATTCTTGTAGGGCATCTTACCAGACTCTTTTAAGTAGTCTAAATTATGTGAGCCGTGCTTAGTTGGATACTGCCCGTTCTTCTTGATGTCTTCCATCCACTTACTACTAATCTCAGGCGAGCAGTATGCACATGCAAAATTACAAGCATTACTAAAACTAACTTCTAGGTAACTAGGATATACATTATCTTGTGGATTGCTTTTAGCAATATCTTCAAATCTGTCCCACGCCCACGAGTCTGATGTTTTGTAATGCCTATCTGAAAAATAATCTTTATCTAAGTCTTCAATTTTCCAACAGTAACCACATTCACTAGGACGTTCGCCATTTAACATTTTAGCACGTTGTTCTTTTTTAAACTTGCTATTGTGTAGTGCTGCTGGGTCTGCTTCTATTTCTTCCAATGGTATTTTATGTGGCGCAGGATGATGACAGCTATGGTTGTATCCGTTTTGCAACATAAGCGTTGTTTGCAACCATTTGGCTGTGCAGAAGCTACAACTAACATTGTTAATTTGTTCTCGCTTGTCTTCTAGTACTGCAATTCTGTCTTCGTTGCTCATCTAACTCTTCTTATAATTCTCGGAGAATTGTTATAAACATATTTGAAGAATTTACTCTGCTCGGCATCTAATGGCTTTGTAGAAATATCAACTCCGGTCCCTGTTAGTATTTCAAATCCTAATCTATTTGCTTCTATTTCTGGATCTATATTTTTTACTTCATTTTCCCAAAAATTGTTTAGCCATTCGAAATCACGAACATTTGCATAATCCCAATCTGTACAGTTTGTCATATAACACCCTTGTCGTGCTCCTAATATACTCCACATGCCGTTTTCAACATCTGCGCCAATTTGACTCCAGACTAGCAATCTATCATAGTTTTGCCACCATACGCTCCGCAAGTCTTGTACTTTTGCGCCTTGGTCTAACGACATCTTTACACCTTCACGGAACCCGGCACGCCATGACTGCCACGGAGTTGCATTTGTGTATGACACGCTAAAACTATCATTAAACTGATAGTACTTGTCATCAAAACAAAATTCAACCTTACCTCGTTCGTCAGATGTATCAGAATTTTCATGTGTTTTCATATTGTGTACAAACTTACGTGTCCACATTTTTAATCCGCCGTTTCCGTACATTAGTCCGTTAACGTGTACATTGCCGCACCAACTGAATACATGCTCAGGTGTAAGGCCTAATGCATCGACATCAACTTCTTGATTAAGAAATTCTTGATCTATAATATTGTCAGCATCTACTGTGATAAAATATTCTGTTTCACTTAGATCTGCGCATGCTTTATGTGCGGCATCACTTCCATGAACTCCGTGAACACGCTTTGCCCAGGGTACTTTACTACACAAATCTGCATAGTTTTTTTCTGCATTTGGTTCATCATACGATAAAAATATAATGTCTTGATCTACAATTTTAATTATTTCGTTCATTATTGTTCCACTATATGGCTGTAATTTTCAAAGACCTTACCACAGTATACACTCACATCGGT